AATTTCTAAAAGTTCCTTGGCTCGGCTTCTCATTTCATTAGCAACATCTATTTGAAGATTTTGTTCATAAATTAAAGCGGCGGTTAAATAAGCATGGGAAAGTTTAAATTGCTCCGGATTAAAAACTTCGTCTTCTGTTGAATCATCTGCTAAAACTACGTCACGAATTTGTAAGACAATTTCATCTAAACTAGCAAGAATTTGATTTTTAAAGTCTGATTGCCGCCGCGGGATCATGTCCGCCAAAGGGGCAAAAATTTGTACTAAATCATCATGAGAAAGACCGGTATTAAATGGCCGCGGGGTTGTTTTTAATAATCCCTTTTCTTGTCTTGTGTGCGTATTCCCGCCTTGATCGGTTGAATAGTCTATAAGGTAGGGGTAAGTGTTCGCCGTGGTTAAAATAGATTCTGTATTTGCTATGGTTGAAGTCCATAACGCAAATTCAAGAGAAGCATTAACCGAAAGATCTATTTCCCTTGGTAACGGTTCGGCTAAAATGGCGGTTGTACCAACAACTCGATTAATATTAACAGAATAATAGGTATCCCCATTGGTAATCAAAAAACCTTTAATTTGATCTCTTTGTAAACCGGTTGCTTGATTATCAATCGTTAAAGTTCTTCGGTCGTTAGCAATCGCCGTGACGGTGGCCGCCGCTCGTGTTTGTGAGAAAGTGTAAACCGTTGAATTTATCGTAACGGTAGGCGTTCCGCTAATGGGTGACGGTGCGTTCCATTCAAAAAGATACGTCTTGTTTAATATGGCTTTTTTCATTTTTTCTTTGCCCCCGAATTAGCTTTAGAAATAGTTGAGTCTGTAGCCTTATCAAGGCCCGCGGCTTTCATAAATGATTCCGTTACAGGACTCCAAGAGTGACGGCAATTATACCCACCGCCGGAAGTTCTAACAGAAAGCCCTTGACCATTTTTGAGTTTACCTAGTTGATTTTTATCAACTACTTTATTAACCAACGGCCGGCAAAAAGAACGGGTAATTCCGTCCGTCGGGCCGGTGTATAAATAATGATCCATGCCAACGGAATCCGCGGCAATCATGTTAACCGATCTCCCAAATTGAGAAATTTTGGTTCTTACTTCGGTTTGCAATGTCCCGGCCCCTCGCTTTAAAGTTAAAGCAAGATTAGACAAAGCGATTTTAGGAGGTGTATCTATAATCATAGATAAAAGAGATTCTTTTACATTTTTTGTAACGGTTGGTAAAACAATGTCATCAAAAACATTTTGAACCGTTAAAGATCGAATTGCATCAACTTCCGTTTTAATAAAAAGCGGCTTCCATGTTGGCTCAACTGTTTCAATAGATTGATTAATTGCGTCTAACATTTTGTTTTGTTGGTCGATAAAATCTTCTATAGAATCAGAAAGGCCGCCGGATAAAATTAATTCTATTAATTGATCTTTTGGAAGAGACAAAAGAGCGGCCGGCGTGGTTTGATCAAGTATAGAATCAAGTGAGTTTATTAAACGGCGAGAGGCCTTTTGATAAACAATTCCAAATTGATCCGCCGCCCGCTTTTCCGCTTTTAATTCTTTGATTCTTGCTTTTGTAATTTTGGCAAGAATAGGCGGTTGATTCTTGGCTTGACGCGTTAAATCATCAATTGCTTTTTGATCGGCGTCAACTTTTTCCGAAAGTTGAATATGATTAAACTCATCAAGGCAAGAAAACATATTTTAACTTATGCTAAACAGTCGGTTAAAAGATATGCAAAACTATCATTTACTTTAGTAAATGCGTTGACTTCTTCACTCCAAACATAACGCCGCGTACTATCAAGAGAATCATATTGACCCGCCTGTACACCGCTAAATTCAAAGTCAAGAGCCGCCACCGGCATCGCTTTAACGCCGCCGCTTTTTGAAACAATGGCGTCCGAACCTTTCATAATTCCCATGAAGATTGATTCACCGTTCCATATATATCCTTCACTCGATGTTAATCCGGGTTTAGCAGTCTCACGACGTGCAGAACCAACATAAACATTAGGAATCCCAAGTACGTCTTTTAATACTTGAATTACTACTTCGTCGCTAAGGATTCGGTTACCACTTGCAAAGCCTTGACCAATTGTTCCGGCAAAGCCGCGGACTTCCGGATTTCTTGCAAGCTCACGAAAAACGTCACGACCGAAAATAAGACAATCGGGATTAATTCCGTGTGAATTGGCAAAAACAATATCTTTAATGACATGTAAATCATGCAAAGGTTCGCCGCCCGCCGCGTTAAATTGATTTCCGGTTCCACCGGTTAACGCCGCCGCCGTTGATGTATTTGTGAAAACAGTATTATCAAAAAGAAGATCCGCCGCCCGCTTTTCTTTTGCAAGTTTCATAGTTCTTGCGACTTTGCGAACAATTCGGGCCTCTTCACTTCCGGGGTATTGAGAATCAAAAATATCCTCCATCGCGATAGAATCGGAAGCCGAATAAATCTTGGCTTTATAAGTTGTACTTGTTCGATCAAAAGAACCAATCATTGCGCGGCTTGCACCGGGTGCGCGTTCTAAATCAAGATCCGAAGAACCCATAAAGTTACGAGTGTTTTCAATTAATAAAGTTCCACTTCGTTCCGGAATGTTAACTTTTTCAAAAATTTGATCCGCGATTAATTGAGAGTCACTAGGAATTGCTTCAATGGCAAGACTAGTAAGAATTTGATCGACCGGATGAATGTTACTATAAGATGAAGCCATGTGTTAAACTCCTTTATGCTACAACAATGGAAGGACCGAAGAACAAAACAAGAATTTGTTCGCCGTCACTACTTGATGCTTGATTAATGTTAGGGATTACACGGC